TTGCTCAGTCATCAAGTCTTTTAGTAGAAATACTGTATTTGTTTTGCAAACGGATAGCTATTTTGAATCCATCTCTGGTCTTCTGTATGCGCATAGAGCGCCGGTTGACGGGCTTGGGCGTAGGGTGGTAGCCAATAAAGCGCTTACCAAGGATGTCCATTCTTGGGCCAGCCTCGCCTTTCTCTAGGGCTAGCAGGGCTTTGGATACCTTGCGTTGGCTGCTTTCAGTAAAGGTGTCTTTCCTGTCCCTAAGTACAGCCTCAAAGTGGCGGTAGTTCATGCAGGCAAACTCGGCAAACATTTTCATAGAGAAACCCTTGCGTCGGTTTTTGCGCATAGCGTCAACCCGGCGGTAGATTTCATCTTTCGGAAGGACTGTGTGCATCGCTAGAAGCCCAACGCTTTGAGGTAGTTGCCGACTTGCTTTTGGACTTGAGCAACTTCGGCACTTTCGGAGCCGTCTTGGTTGGCCTTTTGTTCTCTGGTAAGTCGCATGGCAATAAGTCTTGGCTGGACTTGTTCGGCATAGGCTGCACAGGCCAGCGCTGAAGCAATAACCCGATCATCTTTTCCCCTTCCATAGGCGGCAATGGTTCCTTGATCTCGGACGATTCCCTTCATCTCATCCAATAACTCGGTGCTGTAGACCTGCAACATGTTGCGCTCAAAGTAGTCTTTGAAGTAGTTAAGCATCCGTTCTTTACTGTTGTGTGTCGTAACCCATCCTATTGAGTTTGATACATTGCCAAAGTTGTCGTTTCTACGCCAGAGGTAGTGCTGCATGTTGCCCAGTACGTCATGCAGGCTTTTGCCTTCTTGACCACCCATGCTGGTGGCCTGCCGTTTGAGATTGCGCATTTCGTTAATTACAGCCTGCCCGGGGCCATTGACTTCCAAGTTAAGCGTGGAGGTGCGGTAGGCACCTGCGAGGTAACAGATGACCCACGCAAATTGGAACGTATTGAGTTCACTGGTGCAGAACTCGGCCACCTGATCCAACCCGTCTGCATAGCAACGGTAGACCTGCACGCAAAAGCGATCTGCCCAATCACTGCTGCCATAGGCTGGGTCAGCACCAATGACGTAGTAGCCTTGAGGCACCGGCTCTTCCCAAATGGTCATGGTGGACAATCTGGCATTGCTTTTAAGCAGCTCGGTGTCTTGGAAGTTAGCACCCATGCTAAAGCGGAAATAGTTTGCCTCAATGCGTTTAGCCACCTTCATAGCATCTGTGCATCGGGCAGTGGAGAAGAAGCTGCTGCCCGTCATAATGAAGGCATAGTCTTCAGTGGGCGGGAACTCCTGATACATCAGGGATTCGTCTTTTAAGCCTTCGTAGAGCTTCCAACGCCACCACGCCATTTGGCGGCTGTTGATCTCATAGTTGTAAATCTTGCGTACTTCCCGAGTCCATTCCTTTTCCTCGGCACTGAGCTTGCCATCCCAGTAAGTGCGGTAGATGTCGCTTTCAGGGTCAGCCGCATAGAGTTGGTTGCGCCACCAGCCGCAGAAGATTGCTTTTTGTGTGCGAGCTTTTTTAGCCACTGTCCACATGTCGTGGTACATGTTGAAGCCTCTGGCCGTGCTTTCAAACATGTAATACCGCAAGGGGTTGGTTTCCGCTAAGGAGGCTAGCAGGGAGGCTAGGCCCTCCTCATCGCCCCATGAGCTTGTCTCTGTACCGTGCAAAAACGTAATGCCCTTACCACGGCCTAGGGTGCCCTTAGAGCGTGTACCTGCCACTTGGTAGAACATGCGACTGCGGTTTTTTAGAACCATCTGATTGCGGTTATGGCTCATCAAGGGAATCTTGTATTCCTTGGGCAGGCCATCCATGTACATCTGAAGGGTGCTTCTAAACTGCTCCCGATTCTCTTCTGTGTCGGTTGTCAGGGTGCCTTGCATACCGGGGTTAAGAAAGTGCCAGTACAAGTCCATTGCCAGACTAATCGTGGTTATCCCTAACTGCCTGCCTTTGAGAACGATAAAGAAGTGGATGCCATCTTGTAGGCCTTTTGCCACCTCATCAATCACATAGGTCTGGGTGCCTAGCAGGGTATCGCCTAGCGTAATCATCCCCTGCTCTTTGGACTCAATCCTTAAATGTTTGCAAAACTGGTAGAACTTTTTGGTATCAAAGTTCACTTTTTGATCCCGTAGAAATACAGGTCATGTGTGGTGTGCTGCACAAAAAACTGATGTGGACTAAACATGGTGGACAAGCCAAAGGCATCCTTAAAATCTTCTGCGGTAAGGTTGCGGTAATACTCAGACGTTAACGATGTAAAAGGCGAGTCAGCAGGGGTTGTCTTTGGCGTACCATGCTCTGGCCTTCCTGTTGTGGCGCAAGAAAAAAATACCAAGCCACCGGGCTTGCACATTCTGTGCATGTTCTCAAAGGTCTTTGCCCATTCAGGGTTATGCTCAAAGCACTCGCACGAAGCCACCGTGTCAAAGCTATTGCTGGCGTAATCCAAGTCCTCCCCTCGGGCTACAACGTCCACCCCCTTGCCCTCGCCTAAGTCCACGCCAATGTACTGACAGTCTGTAAAGAAGTCTCTAATAGAGCCGTTTATGTCAAGGCTACCAACTTCAAGCACTTTGCAGTCTTTAAAGTTTTGCGGGTATTGAAGTCTGCAATACGCTACAAACTCTGCTTGCTGTAGATGTGCCATTACACGGGCCTTTTGTATTTTTGCTTCAGGATTTTCAACGTCTCTTGGTACAGCCCGTACCACGGGTCATCAGAAGGTTTGGCAGAGTAGAGCTTAATCGTCGCCTCTATCTGCGGCCAGTCTCTTTTCAACGTGAACTTGGCGTACTCCTTTGCCAACTCCTTGTTGTCTAGTTGGTTCTCCATACCCTTACGCCTTCACCCTCCCGCCGGCATATAAACCTGCGCTCCAACCTCTTGCTCCAACGCCTGTTGCTGTTGCACAACGCCTGCAAGCTAATCCCCGCCACCCAGAAACTCTCACCCACCTGCATCGCCTCATACGGGTAGTTATGCCGCACCTTCGGCTCGGGAATCGGCACCTCTTTTGTTATCTCGTACATCTATTCCTCCATACACGCTATAGACCAATCATATACGCAAACTATGCGTAGACGCAAAGCTATAGAAAAAGGGATTTTTCCTTGGTGCGGGGGGCGTAGTAGGGCACGCAAACAGAGAGGCCAAGTCCCATTCGATTTCCCACCATTGCACGCCGAATTGATGCGCTTATATCGTAGTTCTAACGCATGCCTCTAGCAGGCTCTAGATCGACGTGTAACGGGCTTT